TTACAGCAGGGTGGCCTGGCTGTCGTCCCAACTCTTGATGATCAACTCTCCGGACTGCTTGCCCCGGCTGGCGCTGGTACCAATGGTGTAGCCGAGCTGCAGAGGCACCAGGTCGAACCCAGCAAAGACCCGCCTAATTTCCGGATGGTCGTTGATGGACACGACCGCCTTGCCCTGCAGGGACCGCATCAGGTCAGCTATCCGCTCGTACTGCTCGAAGCCGAACTCCACCCCGTATCCTTCGGTCTGCCAATAGGGTGGGTCCAGGTAGAACAGGGTTCCCGGCCGGTCGTACCGCCGGATGCACTCCTGCCAGGGCAGGTGCTCAATCACCACGTTGGCCAGCCGCAGATGGACCGAGCTGAGCTCTTCCTCGATACGCAGCAGGTTGAGCCGTGGCCCTGGCCCGGCAGCGACCACCCCGAAGGTCTGGCTTTGCACCTTGCCGCCAAAGGCCAGCCGCTGCAGGTAGTAGAACCTGGCCGCCCGCTGGATATCGGTCAGGGTCTCCGGGCGCTCCATCGCCGCCCACTCAAACATCTGGCGGCTGACCAGCGACCAGCGGAACATGCGGACGAACTCATCCAGGTGATGCCGGATGCAGCGGTAGAGGCACACCAGGTCGCTGTTGATGTCATTGAGGACTTCAAGCGGGGCCGGCCTTGCACGCATGAGCAGCGCCGCTGCCCCGCCAGCGAAGGCTTCCACGTAGGTCTCATGCGTCGGGAAGTGGGGATAGAGGTGCTTGATCAGCCGGCGCTTGCCGCCTGGCCATGGAATGATCGGTTGTGTCATCAAATCTCAGCCTTTGCGAAATGGATCGCCGAGACTTGCCTCGCTCTCGCGGGAGCGACAAGGCCTCGGCTTGATTCGCGTGACACAACACGCGGTGATGGCGCCAGGCTGGTGCTTGCCGGCACCAGCCTGGCGCCTTGTCTCTAGATCGGTGGGATCTCTTCAAAGATCCAGCCATTGCTGGCGTAGTAGTCGCCGCCGCGATGTGCGATCGAGCCAGGGGTGAAGCGGCCGAACAGCGCGGTCCGATGCAGCTCGTCGCGGTTGATTGCGCCAGGCCCGCCCCAGCGCGGGATCACAGCTGAGCGGGCATTGCCACCCAGGGCATACGTCAGGCGGTCCCAGTCCATTCCTTGTGCCAGTGCCGCACCGCGCACGGCTGCGCGCTGTTCCGGTACCAGCGCGACCTGCAGGCGTCTGTATGACCGCCTGGGCACAACATTCAGACCACCGCCGAGGGTGCGCTCAGCGCTGCTCGGATCGACCCGGCTTGCTTCCCACTCGACCTGGATCGGAACATCTACCGCCTGCAGGATGACAAGCTCACCCACGTCGAGGTTCGAGGCAGCTACTTCCAGCTGCAGGCCAACCAGCTGATCAATTTCCGCCGGCAGGACGAACCAGGCAGCCCGACTTTCGTCGACCAATGCCCTGATCACCTCGGCACCCAACGGATAGGCATATCCCGTTTCCGCCTGGCGCCGTCCGGTCAAGGTCAAGGCGGTACCGGCAGGGCACGTGACACCGAGCAGCGCGACGATCCCGACCTGGACGGGTGACGTCCAATCCGCACGCAAGCGCACGCTACTCCCGTCGCCGCTAATGCGCGCCACGCTGGCCGGCCTGCCGTCGACCAGCGCGGCGAGGTTGACGGCACTGGCGCCTTGGACGCTTGGCGTCAGAATCGGCTGACCATATCCGATCAACATGCTCAGGCTCCCCAGAACTTCAAAGCGTGCTCACCGGTAACGCGATTGCTGGTCACTCCAGTGACCAGTACTTTGCGCCCGGCTTGCAGGCCATAGCGGTGGTAGGTAATGCGGCCGACTTGGCCAGGCCGCAGCTGTAGATCGGTACGGCCGGTCAGACGACCAGCATAGAAATAGCGCGGTACTGCATACAGCCGGATCACGCGATCAATCTCGGCCTGGGCGTCCTCGCGGCGGTCGAACCGCGACACCATTGGTGCGGCGGTCTCTGCGTGCGCGTAGCGGCTGGCTAGCGTGCCGGCGGCATACACCTGGCCCCGATACTCGGCTGTCAGCTGCTGGCGCGTGGCCGGTGGCAGCTGAGCCAGATCGGTGATCAGATCGCCTGCCGCCAGCACCAGGGCGTTCGGCTGATAGCCCATGCGCCTGGACAGGTTAGGGGCCAGATCGGGCATCACCACCAGGTCGGCCTGCAGCTCACGCCAATCCAGCTCGAAAGCCAGATCAGCATCGGTGGCATCGTCGGGATCGACCAGGCGAGACAGCCGCAACACGCCATCGCCGTCTTGCCACCAGTCCGCCGCATAGCTTGGAAGGATGCTGCTTAGGGCTTGGCGAGGCGTGGCCGCTTGCGCAGCGTAATAGCCGACGCCTGCGTAGCCGGTGGCAAGGTCCAATGCGTCGGCATCAGCACCGGACCAGGCGCTCTTGCCAATTCGCCCAAATACGGCCGCCAGCGCCTGGCGCAGCTTTGCTGGCTCCAGATCCGCATGCGTCGAGACATCCGCAACCAGCGGACCCAGTGGCGGTGAAGTCATCGCCAACTGCTGACCACCCGATGCAAGCGCGTAACCCGCTCTCGCGAGAATGGCGGCACCTCGATCTAAGACCGTCCCGACGCTCGCCAGCGGCGCATCGGATAACCACTGCGCGCTGCCATCGCTGTTGACCTTGATGCCTGGCACGCTGCGTACCGCACCGATGACGACGGGTTGCGGCTGCCATGCCAGCGTGTCGCCCTGCGGCGGAAGGAAAACCGCGCAATTCAATGGGCCATCAAGGTCTTCGTGCGCATCGCGCAGCACCAGCGCTTTGCTTCCATCGCTTTCGATATCGATGCGGTCCAACACATAGCGGCTGACAGGAGACGCGGAACCTAACGGCTGACCTTGCACGACCTGACGGACCGCAACAGGCACATCACGCGCAGAGCTGAGCGCCAGCATATCCAGTGCACCTTCGGCATCCTGCACGCGCAGCTGGGCAGTGCCGCCGCGCGATGATCCATCCCAAGGCCAGAAGCTCACCGATGCGATCGTGGCCAAACCTTCCGGCGAGATGATGCCTTGATACGCCTGGTTAGCCGGCGTATCCCCTGGAGCGCTCATGTAATCCTCGCTCGACACGAAGGTGGCAGGAGCGGTCTCAGTGGCCTGCATCCAGTTCACGCCGTCCAGTGCAGGGCTGAGCCCCTGCCACTGACCTGCGTTGACGATGCACCGCAAGCCCTGTGCCTTCGTCGACGCGATGGAAGCTGCAAAATGCATTGGCCCCGACAGCGCGGCATCGACCTGGGCAACCAGCTGGCCACCACGATAGAACGTGATGTGCGATGGCACGCCGATCACGATGCGAACGCCCACAGGCTCTTCCTTGGAAGGCGGTAGCAGCCCGGAGACCGCCACTGCACCGTTCACAAAGATCTGACCGGTATGCAGGCGCCAAGCCACGCCGTTAGATGCTCCGGCTTCAGCCGCCAACGACGCGGATGCCGAGACGACGCCGAAGGTGGCATCCAGCACATCATCGCCCCAGAACATCAGCTCAATGCCATGCGTGCCAACCGCTTGCGCGATATCGCTACGCGCCATGCCGGTGCGCGTCGTTGCCGCATTAGAAGTCAGAGTAAGGCCCGCATCTTCCACTAACAGATGTTCATCGATCGGGCTTGCAGCCCATCGAGCATAGCTATTGGTCACTGGGGTTCATTCCCTGCTGCAGTGCCCTGTGTGCTGGCAATAAGAGCTATGTCGGTAGCAGCTTTGATCATGGCTTCCAGCTTCCAGCCAGGCCAGTCGAGATGGCCGCCGCTTGCAAGATCGGGAATGACGTACACCTGTGCCGTCAGCTCGGCGATGGACTCTGCCAGCACTCCCAGCGCAACGCCTCGGTCCTCGACCTGGAAAGTAACGGTGCCGGTGTCGTTGGTGGGGTTCCAGACGATGATGATCTGCCGCGCAATCGGGTCAGCATCTGCGTCGGGCGCGGCGACGTTGGAATCATAGGCGGCGCGCGTGGCCGCCTTGATGCCCAGCAGCAGATGCACGCCGGGTTCGGTCACCATGTCGCCGGGCACCTTGATCGACTTGCCTGTCGCCGGGTCCGGCTTGGTCGTCGCTGGTGCGGTGATGTCGTAGCTGCGGCCAATTAGGTCGCTGATCTGCACGGTCAGCACGCGCAGGAAGAAACGCTCCAGCGTCTGGGTCCAGCCGTCGGGGTGTGGCTTGGTGGTCATCTGCTCCAGGTGGAACTCGACCGGCCCATCGTTGGTGGTCGGGTCCCATCGGATCTCGATGCGCGGCGACACAATCCGCGTCTGCGTGCCGAAGGCGGGGTTTTCGTTGATGATCATTATCAGTATCCGGTGACGTCGAGGATGGGAGAGCGCACCCAGGCCTGGCCGTAGTTGCCAGAGGGTGGCTGAGGATTTCGGTCGGTACCGGTGCGCAGATCCTGGGCGGTTTCGATAGCAGAGATGGATGCGACGTTGCCGTTGATGTTGACCACACCCTTGCGCCACAGCACCTGCACCTGCCACTGCGGGCCGCCACCAATCAGGCCGCCGATGGCCAGCATGATGTTGCCGGTGGAGCCGGCCAGCGCGGCGTAGGTCCGGCCTGCTGGCAAGGTGATCGACCCGCCCTGATTGGCATTTCCCTGCAGCAACGCCCGCACCTTCATGTACTTCAGCGTGGCGTCGAAGTTCACCTCACCGGTGTCGGGATTGGTAATCACCAGGTAGTCTCGACGCCCGAAGTTCGGCTCGTCGAAGACGTAGGCGGTAAAGCTGCCGCTGGTGGTGAAACCGGTGAAAGTAAAGCTGTTCCCGCTCCGGGTGCGCGTGGCAAGCGTGGCATTGTTCTCACCCAAAAACGCAAGCACTGGATTGGTGCCGGTGACAGTCAGGCTCCAGGTTCTGAGCGTCCCGCTGCCGGTTGGCGTGATGGTCTGCTTCGACGCCAGCGCCAGGTTCTTCCAGGTTTCAGAGATGACAACGCGATTGGGGCCGGCCTCAAAGATTGCATAGGCCATCAAAATCTCCCATAGAACAAGGTGCCGCCGGCGCGTGCGGTCAACGTTGCCGAAGGCGATACCCAAGTGATGGTGTTGCCGTCGTCACTGAAGTACGGCAGCAGGCTGTTGCCTGCCACTGTGTCAGCCACAAACCAGTAGTACAGCTGATTGGCGCTCCCTGTGACCGGCACCGGCACGGACCCATTGCTGCCGCTGGCGATGGCGATCGCACCCATGTGCTGCGTCAGCAGGTCCGAGTCGGGCTGATCGGTTACCTGCAGCAGCACGACGCCGGTGTCGGCGTCGTTGATGATCAGAACGTTGGTCATGTCACTCCATACCCGAGAGCAACCACACGGCGGCCGTTGGGCGCGTAGGCGTAGAACTTCCCGCCGACGAACTCATTGCGGCCGCCACCTGGCGTGGCGCCGATGATTTCCACCACGTCCGCAGAGAATGTGATCTTGCCAATCACTCCATCGTTGACCGAACGCATGCCCACCACCTTTCTGTTCACGTCCAGCGCCAACGTGTACGACGCCGAGTAGCTGGCGAATCCGTTCTCGTTGATCGTCACCCGCGCTTCGAGCGACTGTGTCGCCGATGCCTGGTCAACCACCGACGAGTCATCCGTCCACAACGTCGCGACCAGCCCCGGCTCCACCTTGAGCTGCCTGAAGTACGTTGGACCCGGAGTTCCTTCAACGATCAGGCGAACCAAAAGCCGAGTCGTGCCCGAAGGTGCGTTCACGCTTATTTGGAATCTCTTCCAGACAAGCCAGCTGCCAGAGTCGGCAGCAACTGACACGGCTCCGATCAAGCCCGACGCGTTATAGGCGCCAATCTCCAGTCTCGATACGCCATTGCCATTGGTTTTTAGGATGTCTCCCGACAATGTGTAGATGCCGGCAGGTGTGTCGTTTACGAACTGCTCCGCCGCAGCCCCGCCAGACGTGGCAGGCATCACCAGATAGGGACCGTTCAACGCGTTATTGAACAGGACCGCTCCCGCAGGTAGGACCCAGCTGGAAGACCCTCGGGCAAAGGTGGGATTCTTCAGCATGTTGGCGTTGATGTTTGTCTTCGCCACCACAGCCGTGACTGCGGTGCTGGTGGCGTTGGCCTGATTGCCCACCTGCTGCACCTGCGAGCTCAGCGCGTTGAGCGCCGAGGTGTCGGCTTTGCCAGCCACTGCTGCGTTCGTCGCTTCAAGGCGTTGGCCCAGCGCCTGGTCGCCACTGACGCGCGCCTGATCCACAGCATTCACACCTGCGGAAGTTGCGAGAAGGCCGACACCGGAAGGCATGCGCGTCTCCACCAAGCCGACCCGCTGCGCCATCGCCTCGTTGCGCCGGACCGCAGCTTCATCCACGGCCAGCACCTTTGCCGCTGTCTCCAGGGCACCGCTACCGTCCGGCATGCGGCCCTCTACAGTTCCGACGCGCCGGCCTATCGCAGAGTCTGCATTCGTCAGTGCCGCAAATCCCTCCGAAACCCATGCGGATGGAGCCAGCTGCCCGTCGCCCGCGGGTAGGCGTGCAATCACCCCTGATAGCCGGGTGACCTCTGCCGCCAGGTTGTTCGCCGTCTGGGTCGCCATGTCGACCGCGGCGGCCATCGCCTCGCCCGCGCTAGCGTAATTGCCGACGTTCTGCCAAGTAGCGTCGTTGCCGGCCGGCACCACGCCGGAGTTTGGCACCCGCGCCCGGTACAACCGCCCGTCGTGGCGCACGAAGTCGCCCTTCGGATACAGCGAAGTCGCGTTCCATTCGTCAGCGTTGACCAGGTCGCCCAGGGTGGCGTTGAGCGCGTCCGCATGTGCAATCGCGTCTTCGCGCGCCCTATTCGCTGCAGCCAGCGCTTCTTCGGCAACCTGCTTGTCCCGTGCTGCGGCCGCGAGAAATTCCTGCCGGATCTTCTCCGTTGTCATATCCGGCTGTGCGCGCACAACGCTACCGTCTCCGCTGCGGCCGTTGATGCTTGCGCGAATGCGGAAGTGCCAAACCGAATTTGTGCCATCCGAATACAGATAGCGCGTCGCAGTGGTGCGGTCGATTTCCAGCCACGGACCCTCTGCCGTCGCGCTGCGGTCGATGATGTAGACAACATCGACGCCGGCAACCGGCTCCCACTGCAGTAACACGCCATCGTTTACCGGAGTGGGGATGACTCCGGCGGGAGGGTTGATCGGGGGTGCTTGATAGACCACCGGCACCCAGCTGCCTCTGGGGCGGCTCACTGGCGTGACTGCTGGCAGTGGGCCAGCGCCGATCTCAATCAGCAGGACAGGACGGCTCATAGGGCTTGCAGCTCTGCGATGGTGCCGCGACGGACTAGCAGGTTGATGCCGTCGCGAATTTCGGCGAACACCTGTGCGTTGTCGCTGCTTGGCGCGGCGGCGGAAGACGTGCTTGGCTTAGCTGGGCTGCCGCTGTTCGAGCCAGACGAGAAATAAGACGGCACCTCGCGATCAGCCAGGACCGTGACCATCGCCTGCGCAATGCGCTCGGGCAGGTCTTCTAGGATGTCGGCCAGGTCGGTGATATCGGTCTGCTGCGCCGTGAGGTAATCGGACAGCTCGGACAGCGATAGCCCCAAATCGCCGGCCAACATCTCGGGACTCATGCCGGTGACGTTGCGCAGGATCTGGAAGGGATCGCTGCTGTTGACGCCAGCCAGGTCGCTCACGCCCTGGGCAATGCGCTGGGCACGCTCCATGCGTGCCGCAGCTTCCTGCTGGGCCTGCAGCGCGGCCCGCTGTGTGTACAGCTGCTGCAGCGAGCCATCGCTGCCATCGGCACCAAAGCGCTTGGCCAGCTCCAACACCTGCGCGTAGTCGGTTTGATAGCCGGCGCTGCTGGCATTGAGGTTGCGGCTGATTTCGAGGAACTGCTGGGCGTACTGGGTAAAGCTATCGACGTTGCCGGCGGCTGCAGCACTGCGCATCAGGTCGTCGGCGGTCGCACGCTTCTGCGTGTCGGTGTTCGGCGACAAGGTGGCGCTGAGCGAAAGCGACTTGATGAAGTCCTCGATCTTGCTGCCGGCGCCATCTGCCGAGCCACCCAGCTGCTCGATCTGGTCGTTGATGCGATTGAGCGCCAGGTCGACCAGCTCGGCCTGCAGCGACTGCACCAGGGTGTCGGTCTTGAGCTGCGCTGCCTGGCGCACCGCTGCCAGGTCTTCTTCCCGCGCCGACAGTCCGTGCAGGGCCTTGGCCTGGTCCTGCAGGGCCTTGATGCGCTGTTGCTCCTCTTGTGCGATCGCCAGGCGCTGCTTGGCGAACTCGCTGAAGCCCTGGGTGGCCACCTCCTGGTAGGCCGTCGCTGCCGTGGCTGCGTAGGCCTGCGCACCAGACATGATCCGCTGATAGGTCTGGCTCAGCGTCTCGTCACCGCGTCCGAGCAATTCGACCAGGTCGGTGAGTCGCGCCAGGCCACCGCTCGTCAGCAGCCCGGAGCCGTTGCTGAAGTCAGTGGCGGCCGCCAGAAGGAACTGGGCGCCTTCTTCCAGTGTCGCTGCCGAGCCGCGCCAGCGCTGCGCGATGCCGCTGGCCAGCTCGTCGACCTGGGCGATCTGGCCGATGATGTTTTCAGCGCTCAGACGCTGACTGAATTCCTCAGCCGTCTCGTTGTAGATCGCACCAAGGATCGTGCTGAACTCGCGCTTGAGTTGCCCCTTCGCGTTGGTTACGCGCGTAAAGCTGCCCTCGATGATGTCCACGCTGGCCAGGCCCAGTGCATCGGCAGCCTGCTCGGCAGTTTCGTGGATAGCGTCATACAGGTCTGCTGCCGCCTGCTTTGCTTCGTCGCCTGGATCGACGGAGCGCCTGCGCTGTTTACGGCCGCCAAATAGGGCCTTCTGTCGCTCTTCGAGCAGCTCGGCGCCGGCATAACCGCCCGACTCGTTCACGCCCAGCGTCGAGGTGATTTCCTTGGCCTTGAACTTGGTGCCGAACAGCTTGCCGCCACTGACCACGTCAATCAGCGCCAATGCCGCCACGACCCAGCCGACAACGGGAATGGCAGCGGCTGCACCCGCTGCGCCCGCTGCGGCACCGCCTGCAGCAGCCGACCCGGTGGCATACAGGCCGGCGCCAGCGGTCGCCGCCGTCGCTGCACCTGCGCCGCCCAGCGCGCCCACAGCCAGCGAGCCGCCGACATAGCCGAGCGTGCCGTAGCTGACACCGGCAGCCGCCGACGACAGGCCGCCGTTTCCGGCATTCTTGTAGCCGTACAGCGCGCCGCCCACAGCGCTCATCCACGGCATTGCAGCAGCACTCACACCGCCGCCGCCGCCGTATAGCGCCTGCAAGGTGCCCATGTTGAAGCCGCCGCCACCAGCAGCTGCACCGCCAAGATTGTTGCCGAAGCCCATCAGCGAGCCAGCGCCGGCAGTGATGGCATTGCCCCAGTTGCTGTTGGCCGCCATTGCGTTGGTGCCGGTCAGCCCTTGGCCGCCGCCTACCATGCCGGCCAACTGCGTCATCCAGCCGCCACTACTGCTGCCGCTGTTGGAGAAGGCACCGCCGATCGCGTTGGTGATCAGCTGCTGGAACGGCCGCACAAAGTCCTGCTCGAACATGGTGCGCACCAGGTCGCGCCAGCCGCGCTGGAACACATCCTTCAGCTGGTCGAAGAAGTCCTTGGAACTATCCACACCACCACTGAACGCATCAGCGAGCAGGTCGGAGAAGTCGGCAACGCCACGTGTGGCCACGTCTGCCCATTCCTCCAGGTTCTCGGTCTGCCGCTCGACCTGCAGCGACAGATCCGCATACCCGCGCGCCTGCTGTACGAGGCTCTCGGTCATCTCCGCGTTGATGCCGGCGCCGGCCTTGTTGGCGTCGTTGATGGCCTGGCGCATGTCGTGCTCGTTGCGCAGCTGGCGCGTGGCGCGCTCGCGGGCCAGCCCGGTCTTGCCGAGCAATGCGATCTCGCCAGACATGCTGTCCAGCAGCGCCTGTGGTGCTTGCTGCTCCCTGGCCATCTCAGCTGCAGCGGCCGACAGCGAGGCGACCGAAGTGTTGACCAGGGCGTTGTAGGCCTCCTGGGTGATATTGTGCTTGGTCAGTTCCCGGTCCAGCTCCAGCACGCGCTGGCGGTGCTGCTCTTCGGCGGCCGCTAACGGCCCGTTGAGCGCTGCAGCCAGCTCGGCAGCCTGTGCGGTGTACTTTGTTTGCGAGTCCGCCTGCTGCTTCCGCGTACGCACCAGCTCCTCGGCAGCCTGCTTGGCCTTCTGCTCGGCTGCGGTCGCTGCGGTTGCCGCCTTCTTGCGCGCCTCTTGCTCATCGAGCATCGCGGCCACGCGCTCGGCGCGCTCTCGCGCATCCTGGGCGTTCTGGCTGTTGGGCTTGGCGCCGGCATCGGCCAGTTCCATACCAACCTCGACCCGCACGCGCGCACCCTTGCCCTGGATATCCTCGATCCGCTGCAGCTCCAGCTGCCGGATCTGCTTGTCTAGCCCAGCGACGATATCCGCGCCTGCAGCCGACACCGCAGCACCGGCAGCTTGCGCCGCTGGAACGAGGTCCCGGAAGCTGGCAGCGGTAAGGTTGTTGGCGGCAGTGACGCCGGCTTGTGCCCTGGCCCAGTCAATCAGCAGAGGCTTGGATTGATCGAGCGTGAGTGATTGATTCGACTGGCGCTTGATGAGCTCTTCGAGGCTCTGCCGCTGCTTGTCGGTCGCGTTGGTGATGCCGGCATATTCGAGAACCACATCAGCTGCGACGTCGATAGCGCGCTCGTAACCCTGCGACAGCTCGCTTTGACGCAGCTTCGTTGACTCAAGATTCCTTTGAGCCTCCTGCAACTGCTCATTGAAACCGGGAGGGAGAACACCTTTGTCACGCATCCATACGTCACGGACTTGAATCAATTCTTGGTAGCGCTGCTCTGTTAGTTTCAGCTCTTCATTGGCCGCATTGAGAGTCCCGACCGAACTTGAAAGGTTGGCAAACGACGTGTTGGCCGTCTCCTTGTTGAATCCCTTCAACGTCTCGATAGACGCCTGGAAACCAGCCGTCACCGCTTTGGAGAGCTCGTCTGCCTTCTGGCGGCTGTTGGCCGCCCACATCACGAAGAGCGTGAGCGCTGTGATCGCCAATCCCACCGGGCCACCAAAGGCGGCCATTGCCGTGTTGAGCCCACGCATGGCCGCCGCCTTGGCGGTAAGGGCCACCGAAGCGGCTTGCGCAGCCGTCGCGGTGCGCAGCTGGGCAGCGGCGAGCGCCTGCTCGGCAGCGACGGTGCTGCCGGCCGCAGTGACGCCGGCACGTGCGAGGGAGAGTTGGCCAACTGCTTGTGCCTCGGCTGCGCGGGCGGCGACAAGCTCGGCCTGGGCCAGCTGACGGCTGGCTGCCGCAGCTACGAGCTTGGCTGCAGAGGCCTGGGCCAAGTTGCCCAGCAACCGGCCACCGAAGGCCACCGCCACCACACCGACGATCTCATCCAGCCCGTCCAGGTTGTTGGCGAGGAAGGCGATGCTATCGGCCAGTGCACTGCCGGCGCCCAACTCGCGCGAGCCTTCGCCGACAAACCGGGTGACGCTGTTGCGCAGCTGCACCATCGCTCGTTCGACCGTCAGCGGAATCGTGTTGAATTCCTTTTCGATCGCGCCGGCCTGGCTCTCCAGCGCCTTGACCAGTTGGTCCACGCTGATCCCGCCGTCGTTGACCATCTTGCGCAGCTGGCCCATGCCCACGCCTAACCCATCGGCAAGTGCCTTGGCCAGACGCGGGCTGTTCTCGATCACCGAGTTGAATTCCTCGGCGCGCAGCACACCGCCCGCAAGCGCCTGTGTGAACTGGGTGATGGTGTTTGAGGCTGCATCGGCGCTGGCGCCGGAGATAGCGAACGTGCGATTGATGGATTGCGTCAGTGCCAGCTGGCGCTGCTGCGTCAAGCCGTACTCGGCGGTGGCCTGGGCCAGGCGGCCGTACAACGTGGCAGTGCTCTCCAGCAGGGTGGAAGTGCGCTGCGAGATCGCGAACACCTCGGCCTGGCCGGTGACGAAGGCTTGCTGCCCGGAGGTCGCCAGCTTGAGGCGGCCGGAAATGTTGGTGTACTGATCGGACATCGAGACCAACGCACGCGCGCCCTGCAGGCCCACATAGCCGGCAATAGCCGCTTTGGACGCATTGACGGCAGAGGTCATCGCGCCGACCTTGCGGCCGGCCTGGTCGGCCGCCGTGCCGATGCCGGCGACGCCTTGGCTGCCACGCTCGGCTTGCTGCCCGGTGGTCACTGCAGCTTTACCCAGTCCTTCGACCTCGGCCTTGGACACGCGCACCGCCGGCACCAGCTTGCTGTTGTCGGCGGTGAGGCGAAGGGTGACGGTGGGATTGCTCACGCGGGGTGCCTATGTGGTTGCTTCGTTTCTGGCCTGGCGAGTGGTCTGCACCAGCACTTGGATGCAGGCGACCAGGTCGTCATAGGCGCTGGGTGGGATGCGGTGCAGCCGCGCAGCAGCCTCCAGCTCCATTGCAGTGATGCCGTCGTAGATCGGCGCGTGCATGCCGGTGACCCAATGCGCCCGGCATTGCCGGAACACCATCACCGCCTGCCAGTTCTCTTCCAGCACCTCGATCAGCTCGAGCGCTGTCTCGGAGTTGCCGCCGTCGCGCAAAAAATCCGCCGCACTGACAGTCAGATCAGGCTCTTCATCGTCCTGATCCTGGCCGCCAGTGCGGGGACCCTTCCCAATCAGCGCCCGCGCGACGGCTTCGAGTTTTTTACGCGGGCGTCGCCGTACTGCTCGAAATAGGCCTGCAGGATGGCGTTCTGCAAAAACGTGGACCAGCCGCCGATGCGCACTTCGTCCAGGGCCGCATCGCCCTTGATGGCGGTGCCGTTCTCATCGGCCAGTCCTTCCACGTCGACCAGTACCAGGTCCAGATATTCGCCGTCGTTGGTTTCCTTGTCCGACAGCTCGCGCACGCGATCTTTGGAAAGGATCTTCACCTTGCAGGTGATGGTGCCTTCGTTGAAGGAGTTGGGGTTGTCTGTAGGCAGCCGCAGTTTGACCGGCATTGCCACGGTCTCGCTCTTGGTCAGTCGGAGCATTGTTTCGAATCCTTTGGGAAGGTGGTTTAAAGCCCGCTTGATCGCGGGGTGTGGCCACTTTGCCCACGCGCGCGATGGCGCCGGGACTAACAACGGCTAATGCAAAAAGCCCCGCACTTGGCGGGGCTTCGGTCTGGTCACACGGAAGGTGGAAGGTTACGGCGTGCTGTCGCCGAACTCGATGTAGAACTCATCGCCGCCGGTGTCGCTGGCCACGCACGGGCCGGACAATTCCCAGCCGTAGTCGCCATCGATCTCGGTTTCGTTGATGGATTCGATCTGCCCACGGATGCCCAGCTCGCTGTACAGCTGGTTGGCCGGCGTCAACCGCAGCGCCACCGTGATCGGTGTGGCCGCATCGCGCACCGCCCAAGGGTTGAAGTCGGCCAGCGCAGTCTTGGCAATGCGCAGCGTCCAGGTCGGCGCACGATCGGTGATGCCGGTTTCCTTGTGGCTGGTGTACTCCTTGGGCGTGATGGTATTGGCGAAGTCCACCGACAACGACTTGGCCCAGCACAGCAACGGTGCGCCACCGGGCAGCAGCGTGATGTGCGTTTCGGTGTTGTTGGCGCGCGCGATCGCCGGCACCGTATCCGGCAGCGTGAGGGTCGGCAACGCGTCCTCGTTGATCGTTTCGTAATCGCCCTGGATACGGATGTTGCCCTTGAAGCGATCGCCGACCGCCAGGATCAGGCTGGACACGTTGTGGCGCGCAGCTGCGACTTGCTTGAGCGTGCCGGCATGCCACCACTTCGCATCCGACAGCGGAATGTTGGCGCTGATCGGGTTGTAACGCGTGGTCTTGGCAGCTGCGTCTTTGACCACTGTCATACCAGCGGGCAGAAGCAGCACGGCGCAGTTGGCGTCGCTGGTCGCAGCAGCACCCGGCGTAACGGGCGGGTACAACTCAAACTCACCTTCGATGAAGGCTCGTTTGTTGCCGACCGCGAACGGCTGGCCAGTGAAGTGCGGGCGATCGATCGGGCGTTCGACCTTGTCGAACTCCGTGCCAGACGTGCCGTTGAACAGCAGCACGCCATTGGCGGCAGCGCTCGGGACGACGGGCATGTTGGCAGCGGCGCGTAGCGCCAGCGCCAGGCCGCGTCGCTTGAAGGGTTCGAGAGTGGGCTGAGCCATTGGCTTATTCCTTGGGCTTGGTAGAACGGACGGCTCGCGCCGAAGGGTTGGGGGCATCGGCGTCGGGCACCGACAGACCGGGGCCGCCTAGACGGATGTCGGTATGGGCGTAGATCGGCTCGGCGACCTGTGCGATCTGCGGTGTCTCGGTCGATTCGTCGATCAACTGACCATCGACAACGCGCCAGGCGCCGCCGGTTGTGGGGGTTGGCTTGTTCATGGGATGACCTGATGTGACATGCGGTAATTGGTGCCGAACACCTGCTGGCTGACCAACCAGCCGGCGGCATAGCTTTCATCTCGCCCAGCCTGGAATGAGAGAGCGTCGAAGGCCTCCACCGGCGCCCAGCCGAACAGCGCAGCGCGCACTTGTGGGATGACTTCTTCGTCCATCTGGACACGCGCGCCGCCACCGGTCTGCTCATCGCCGTAGTGGCGAACGAACAGCACCACGCGCAGCGTCACGTCGCAGTTCTGGATCGCCAGCGGCCCGGTGTATTTGATTGCCCGGCCAACCTCGGCCGCTGTGACGTAGGCGCTTACGGCCACGCGCGGCTGCTGGGCCAGTGCCGTGGCAAGGTCTGCCGCACTCCCGACCGCCAACAGCGCGGGCGCGTGCGATCGCAGACGCGCGATCGCCGTACTGACAGGGAAAGGGCCTACCGTCATGGCATGACCCTGCGACCGAACACTTTCTGGCCAGGGTCGATCAGGATCTCTCCCAAGGCGCTTGCGCCAATGGTGGGGTCTTCGATGCCCATGCTGAACTTGCCCTCGGCGATCAGCTGCAGGAACTTCATTGCATCGCGGTAGTCACGCGCGATCGGATCGGTGCGGTCGTCGGTGATGCGGTCGTTGTGCAGCTTGTAGCGGACGATTGCCCGCGACCAGGTCACCAGGATGCCCGGCGGGTTCGGCAGCGGCAGCGTGTAGCGGCGCCCCAGATATCCGTCGATCACCGCATCGGATTCTGCGATCGCTTGAGCAATCCGTGCGGCAGCGGCGTCGGCGTGCACAACCTCAGCCGGCGGGTAGCTGGCGCGATCGCCGGCACGCAGCGTCAGCTCCATCAGCTCCGCCGTGATCGGGCGCTGATGCTTGTCACTGGCGACCTGGGCCAGTTCCAGCGCGCCGGGCATGTCGGCGAGTTGCAGGAGCGTCACATAGCGCATCGCTTACGCGTCCTTCGCTTCTTCGCTTGCGGCGGCGGGTGCGCTCTTGCCAGCCTCGCCGGAGGCATCGCCTGTTTCGGCGGCAGGGTTGGTCGCAGCCTTCTTGTCCTTGGCAGCCCGTTGCGAGTCTTCCTTTTCGGCAGCCTTGCGCGCGGCATCGATGCGCTTGGCCTCGGCTTTATCTGCAGCCGCCTGGTCGGCAGCAAGCTGGGCGGCCGCCGCCTGCGCACTGGCAGCTGCTTCGCGCTCCTGGCGTTCTTCGTCCGATTCCTCGTAAGGCAACACGACCAGCTCCGGGTCCTCGGCGATCGCGCGCAGCTGTTCGTCGGTCAATTCATCATCGACAGACAGCGAGCGACCAGCGCGGGTGAAGTGCAAGCCGGCGCGCCAGCGGCCACGCTCGGTTTTGGATTTGACGGTGACTTTGTTGGTGGCCATGTGCCAGCTCCTGGGAATAAGGATGCAGGGTGTCCGCCTGCTGCAGTCCGGCATTTCCTCCGGCCCTCTGCAGATCACGGCGATGACGGAATCGCACCGCCATCGCCCATCTGCGCTGCTCCTGCGCTCGGCCGATTGCCGACCAGGTGGCAGAGCTCGGGAGCTGCGCGAGTGCGATCTCGCCGCTTCCCCGACTCTTGGGGCGGCCTCACGGCCGCTGTTCTTGCCTTACGCCAGGCGGGCGTCGTCCAGGACCTCGACCAGACCCTTCATCACGTTGTCGGTGCCGGCGATCTGTGCAGAGGTGAGGATCTCGGCTGCCTTGAATTTCAGGCCGGTCGGCACGACCAGCACGCGCGGCTTGATGTTCAGCGTCCGACCGTTGTCACCCTTGCGCTCGGCCATTGCGGTGTAAGCAGCCTGCAGGTTTTCGGCGGTCAGCGGCTTGCGGCTTGCGTAGGCCTGCTGCCAGAAGCCGAAGCCAACGTTGTTGCGCGCGTCCACGCCGTAGACATACTCGCCGCGCATAAAAACGTTCTCGTCGCTTTCCTGATTCAGCGCCACGAAGTTGGGCTTCTTGCGGTCCTGGAAGATGATGGGCTTCAGTGCGCGGCTGGTGTCCAGCAGGTACCAGGTCACGCCAGCACCGCCGTTGCTGTCGTAGTTGGACTGCGTGACGGCGTTGCCGTTCTCGTCGATTACCGGATGGTCCGTATCGAAGAAGTTCTGGCCGTCGTAGCACAGGGTTGTGTGCCCGGCCTTGAGCAGGCCAAACACCAACTCATCGGGCTGCTCCTGCGCGGACTGGCCCATCTCGGTCATCATTGGGGTGTAGATGCCGTATTGATCGTCCTCGATCGAGGTGCGCGGAACACCCACGGTCATCTCGAACGGCTTGTTCTTGATCGAGTAGCCGTGGGTGGCCATGCCGTTGATGACGCGGTCCCCGAGCCATTCGCGCATCTTCGGGAACTTGCCGAGCCAGCCGTATTCCTCGGTGCCCGCCGTGGACGGAACGATGGTGGCGATCTTCTGGTAATTGGACTCAGCAGCGCCAAGGCCTTGGGTGAAAGCAGCCTTGAAGGCGGTGTAAAGCCCCGTCAGGTTGAACTTGTTGATGATCATCTGGATCTCTTGTCGGGATGAGGGTGAGGGGGATCAGCCGACCAGGACCCAGACGCCACCGGCGTCCACGTCGATGATCTTGCCGGCCGCTTTGCGGGCGGCGCTGTTGTCGGTCTTGGCCACCGTCTGGTCGTCGACGATGAAGGCGGTGCTGCCAATGTCGGCGCGCGTGATCAGGTCGGCGGCGGCGCTGTTGGCAAACTGAAACGCGGAGTCACGTGTGGCCTCCACGCGGTTTGTGCCGTTGCCAACCACCGTTTCTTCTGCGACACCTACCGCGCTGCCAGAGGCTGCCGTCCCGCCGGGGACGGCGTTGCCGCCAGCGGTGAGCAGGGCGATCAGGGTTCCCGCATAGATGGTGGTGCCGGGATTGACCGGGTGGCTTACCCGGTCGGCGTTACGCCGCTTTGTGTTGCGGCCTTCGATTGCTGCGGTCATCGGGAAGTGGTCTCGATCGTGTGCGGGTCAGTGGATGGGCGTCAGGCCTTGGGCTTGCTGGCCGCAAAGTCCTTCGGGTCGATGCCGGTTGCCGTGCAGATCGCCAGCTCATCGGCAGTCAAGCCGTTCTCGTCCTTCCCGCCTGCAGGCTGACGCCCGCCGGTCTGGGTCGCGCTGAGCGCAGCCAGCGGTTGAGCGGAGCCCAGGTAAGTAGTGAGCGATGCGATGTCGTTCTTTCCCAGGCCAATCGCCCAGTCTTTCTGCGCCGGCAGCAGACGCCCATCGGCCAGGCCCAGGTCGACCAGCTCGTTGACTTTGCGGTCGATGTTCTCGGCCGACAGGGCGGCCAGCTGGCCCTTGATTTCCTCGACCACTCCCACCGGCACGTACTTGGCAGGGTCCGGCGAGCCGGCCGCCCTGGCTTTCAGTGCGCTGCAGGCTGCCACTGCGCCTTCGGGTGCGGTGCCCAGGGTAGTGGCCAAGGTGTCCAGGGTGTCCAGCTTCGGACGGAGTGCGGAGCAGGCAGCGATCGCCTGTTCTTCGGTGGTGGTCTCGGGCAGGGCGAGTGCGGCCAGGATGGCCTTGAGCAGCGGATTCATTGAATGGTCCTTGTCGGAATCGGAGAAGCCGAACGTGGCGGCCGCGCGGCGGGCGAGCGGCTCCATGCCATCGATGGCGGGGTGATTGGTGAACGCGGCCATCTCGATGGCCAGCACGTCCCCGGTGTTCTCGTCGTAGCGGAACACCGGGGAGACATACCGGTACTCACCGGCTTGGATCAGTTCGGCAGCGCGGCTGGTCAGCTCGACGCTCGCCCACAGGCCGGTGTCGCGCCATTGCAGCGCTCGCATCCAGGCAGCAGCCGGCGCTGGTTGCCCGTTGGTCTCTTTGTGCAGGGTCTGGTGTTCGTAATCCACCACCGGCGGATTGCGGCGCGCGTTGAAGCGCTCCATGACCTGACTGGCGATGGCCTGGTCAATGCGCCAGGCAGGCACAGACATATCGCGGCCGTCGCTGGGGCGAAATGCACCAGCAGGGGTGAGCTGGATCTCCAGCATCAATTCGGGACCGACCGGCGGCAGCTCGAAGGCGCACGCGGCCAGGGCAACGCCGGTACGGCGCGTAGACGGTTTGAAGCGGGGGGATGCTGTGCTCATCCCGGCCAGTGTTGGCTGCAGGATGCGACCCTCGGGACTAGCATGCGCTAGTGCCTAAGACAGGGGCGGGAGCGGGTGCCGTGGGGCCGGGCAAACATACCACCGGAACAGGTGGGCGGGCGTGCCGGCGGCAGGGGCACGGACGGCGTACGCTTTGAGCGCGTTTGAAAGCCGTTTAAATCGTCCCTGGCGGGCCACCGCCCCCCGCTAAGGGACGGTGGGTGCGCTCAGGGGGCTCTGGGCGCCCCTGGCGGCCGTTTTGAGAGGGCGCCTACTCGGAGGGTTCGGCGCCCAATTCGAGCCAGGCGATCGCCAATGCGTCGATGGCCGCCTCGTCCTCGGTACTGATGCCTAGGAACGGCCGTGCCGGCAGTCCAGGGTGATGCACCTTCTGCACAAACGCGGGCTTCTCTGCGCCCGACTTGCTGGTGCGCGTGCCCATGCCTGGCCAGAACAGCGCTTTGCCGTTCTTGGCCTCGATCACGTAGGGGTCGGTGCCCTCCTGGTGCCACCGCGCCTGCTTGGCGGTCGCACTGATCTCCACCCAATCCGGACCGGCGCTGGGAAAGATCTCATCCCGCATCCGTCCCGAGTCGCGTAGCGGCGTGCGGCCGCTGCCATCGGCCAACGGTTCCCAGGCAACGCCGTCAGGCCCGATGCCGGTGGCAAAGCGCGCCTGCGTGCTTTCGGTCAGCGCCTCGCCAATGTCGGCCATCAGCCCGCTTATGTCGCTGCTGCGCTCGAGCAGCTGCGCGAACCAGCGCTTGGCCTGGGCATCGTCGATCAGGACAACTAATGCATCGCTCATGGCTGCGCCGCCTGACCGACGTTGTAGGCCCACTCCGGCGATGGGTCGCCTGGCGTGTCTGCCGGCGCCGCATCCGGCTGCGCTTTGCCCAGTGCCCGCAACCTGGCGGCAGATACGCCAGTGGCGGTGCAACGACAGCCCCAGCCGTTGGGCGGATAGTGCGTCTGCCACCAAGGATTGCCGGTTGCGATGATCAGCCCATCCCAGCGCTTGTGCTGCTCGCGCGGGTTGGCCACTGTGTTGTGCACGTACTTCAGGTATGGGAAGCCCTTGAGCGTCTCCCAGCGGCCGGCCTGGTAAGAGGTGCGCAGATTGGTGTGATAGATGATCGAGGTGCGCCAGGCCGTGCGTGCGGCCGTCTCCGAGCCGGTCCAGCCCACCCAGCCATTACGCGCCACGATCTCACTGAAGCGGGCGCGGAAGTCGGCGATGGTCTCGCCGTCATTGATCGCTGCCGCCACTGCCTGGCGCAGATCTTCCAGCAGTGCATCCTTGGTCGCCCCGGCCACGGTAAAGGCCTTGGCGTGCTGCGCTTGCCACAGTTCATCCCAGCGCCAGGTCGGTAGATTGAGCTTGCGCTGGAAATAGTCGCGCGCCTCGGGAAACGCGCGGAAGCTGCCGGAGAGCTCAGCCATCGGCGTCGTCCCATGCATCGGACATGCCGGCGATTCCCGCCACCGCCAGTGCTTCACCCATCGCGGCGGTCAGCGCGTCGACAGACATCGTCGCCTGCAGTTGGCTCAGCCCGGCAAGCAATGCGTCCAACGATGCCGAAGAGTCGACCAGCGTTTTGACCTGGTCGACCATGTCCTTGATCGCCGGATCTGCCTGGCGCTGGAGTAGCACCGTCAATTGGTCCTCGCGATCTGCCGGTGCTGCGGCAGGACGCGCGACAGCGGCAGTTGTCGCAGCGATCTTGCTGGACTGCGGTGTGGGCGGGGCGGCTTCCTGCAACGGCACCAGCACATCCTTGTCGTGGGCGTCCGCCTGCGGGATGCCCAGCTCGGTGTGTGCCCAGCCACGATTGATGCGCATGCCCATCCCGACCAGCTTCGGCAGCGCTTCGGCAAAGACGGTGATGTCCTTGCTTTCGGCAATATCCAGCTTCAGACGCGGGCAGCGCAGGTAGCCATCGGGCGCCAGGCCGTTGAGCACCGCGATGGGATAGACCAGGTCACGCGAGAGTGTGGCCGCAACCTGCTTGGCATCGGAGTCCTTCAACTCCTTGCGGACTTCGTTGTGCACGTTGCCCAGCGCGTTGGTATTGCTGCCGCGATCTGCCTGGCTGGTCAGCGTCGCGCCCAGAATGACCTTGCTCTCGGTGCGCTCGCACCAATCCATCATCAACTCGAACGCCTTGGGATCGCCGTCGGCGACCGTCGGGAAGTCCAGCGTCATGCCATCCGGGATGATGCCGGCCGCGTTGTGACCGATCTGCACCAGGGCGCGCAGCAGCGTGGCCTTTTCCTTCTCGCTGGCGCCAGGCGGGTATTTGCCCACCCGCATCGGAATGCCGTAGATCTCCAGGAACTCGGCCAGGTCGCCCACGCTGTAGTTCTTGAACAGATACGGCCACACCAGAGCGCGGAACAGGCTGGCGCGCTCCACATAGCCGCTGCGGGCCTTGTGCGTGTGGGTGATCCAGCCGAACGGGATCAGCTCGGCACCATCGGCAGAGTTGTCGCGCAGCCGGATCTGCTGGCGGTAGCCACGGTGCAGCCGGAACCATGACTGCGGGCGATGCTCGATCGACTTGGGCACCCAGCTGCTGCCCAGCCGCTGCCATTCGATTTCTTGGCCGACGAAGCCCTTGCCGATCGCGTCGGTGGTGTCGAACAGCACGGCCTCGAAGTCGTCGATGCTGCCGATCAATGCCTGCAGCTCGACCGCGTTGCGCTTCTCTGCGGGGGTCGGGTTGGCTGGCGGCTCGATCTCCCAGGCCAGGCCAGACACCGCGCGTCGGCGCTTGCTCATCTCCGAGAGGATGTGGCCGTCACGCTCTTCCATGTCCTCGAACAGCTCGTACTGAGCGATTACATCGCCCTGCTCGGCGGCCAGCAGGATGCTATTGAGCCTCGATGGCGTCAGGCCACGTGCTGGGTGGCCCTGGAACTCTTGATGCAAATGCCCGACGCGGCTGGTTTGCGGCTCGTCCAGGTCGCGCAATTGGATGGGCTGGCCATCAGGGCCAAGGATGCGGGAGGTGCTTACCATGCTTTCTGTTCCGGAATGTCGATGTCGTTTTCTTGGCCGGTCTCGGTGTCGTAGCCGCGGCTACTGCGTGGGATTGCCGTCCATCCGATCTCGGCGCCGGGGTGACGGCTTGCGTAGTACATGAGCGCGATTGCAATGCCGGCATCGCCGTGGCGCTGGCCACCGTCCTTGCCCACGCTGCGATCGGGCACGCGCGCCACGCCCTTGATGACCTTGATCGCGCGTAGGTCCGTCAGCACGTCCTTGTCGCGAGGGACCGCGATCGTGTCGTCTTCAAATGCCTTTTTCAGCGGCGGCATGTTTTCGCGATACCAGCCCTCGGTGGCCATCACCAGCACAACCCGGCTAAAGCCGAACTCCTGCGCCAGAAACTCGGCCACCGCATGGCCATTACCGCGCGCATCCACGGCGGCTTTGACAAAGCGAGGCAGGCCCTTGATCACGAACTTCGCAATCTGGTCCTGCTGCTTGTGCGGCATGTTCCGCAGTTCGAGGATGAACGGGATCTTGCGGCGCAGGTTCTGCTGGATCTGCGCCGGCACCATCACCGTGAGGTCGCCGGTGCGGCCGAAGTCCTGCCCGAACACGCTTTGCAGATCTGGGTCCAGTTGCTGTAGGTGCGGGCGCACTTCGAAGTCCAGCCATTCCTGGATGATGCGCCAGCGCTCGCCGTCGGGCAGCTGCTCGAAGCCCTTGGGCGCGTTGTAGCGCAGCACGGGCGCGCCATACATACGCGCCTCGATCAGCGAGGAACTCAGCCAGGCACCGGTGCCTTGCGACGGCACCACGTCCAGCTCTTCCTCGGCGGCGGCACCGTAGAACGCATACACGTCCGCCACCCATTTGGCCTGGGCGTCCGCGTCCCACCGCACGCCCTTGCGCATGCACACCCGGCCGAACAGCCCTTGATCCACTGCCTCCCTGAAACTGGTGCGGTGTACGCTGCCTTTACGCGCGCCCGAGCGGATTTCGTTGACCAGCTCGTTAAATGTGTTCTGGTCGCCATCGTGCGTGCTGATCACGCGCACCTTGCCGCCCCAGATCAACAGCGCCAGCGCAGCCTTGAGCAGCTCGTCCAGTGCGCCGTGGAATGCGGCCTCATCGATCACCACCACGCCTTGCTTGCCGCGCAGGTTGGCCGGTCGGGAGGACAGCGCCACGATACGGAAACCGGACGCGAACCGGATGGTGTAGGTCTTGATTGCCTTCTCATCGTCGCCGTCCTTGAAGACCTCCTGACCTTCTTCGATCGCCTCGGCCGCCTGGTTGAAAACGCGCGCCCACATGGCGCAGGCCTCGATGTACTCGATAGCCATGTCCATGTTGTAGCCGATGTAATAGACATTCATCCCGCCGGCCTGGCGGGCGCTGGACGCAATGAGGGCATCGTCGGACGCCTCGGCCCAGGTCAGGCCGATACGGCGGCTCTTCTCTGCTACTTTCAAGTCGCTGCGATCGGCAATCCAGTCGCGTTGATACGGCAGCAGCACCGCATCGGTGGTGGAGTTGATCTGGCGGGCTGCAGAACCGGGCAGATCGGCAGCGAGCGGGCTGCTCATGGCGCAATCCCCAAGATCTGCCGGCGCATCGAGGCGGCCGCGTCTTCCGACAGACCGCCGCTCTTGACCACCTTGTCCAGGTTGGCCGCCTGTTCGCGCAGCAGCTGCTCGCGGGCCTCGGCGGCGATCGCCTTGCGCACGTTGATGCCGACACGCTGGGTGTCGATCGCGTCCTTGGCGGCGCGGGCCATCTTGCGGATGTCGTCCACGCTGACTTTTTCCTGCGTCTGCATCTTGAGCGCCGCATCGGTGGCAAGCGTGGTCACGGCCTGCGCGAGCAAGGCGCCGGACTTCTCACCGATGCCTTCGCCCATTTCACCGACCAGCGCTTGCGCGGCCTGGTCGATCTCGCGCATGCGCGCTGTCAGCTCGGTCATCCCACGGTCGTAGCGGTGCAAGGCCGAGCGCGATACCTCCGCCGCAGCGCCGCCAGGGAAGGTGCGCTGCAGCTCGGCAATCATTTCGTCCAGGGTCAGCCGCCCTTCGCGCAGCAAACGCTCCACGTGCGCTTTCTGGTCGGCCGGCAACCGGGTGATGCTGGATTTGGCACGACGACGGGCCATGCGCTTACTTCGGGCTCGGGCGGCTGACGCCCGGCACGATGGCCATCCCGCGTGCCACGTCCATGCCACGCGCTGACAGCTCGGCAACCTGCACGCCCGGTACGGTTTCGATCAGCCGCACCAGCGCCTGATCGCGGAGCCAGGCCAGGTCGGTCAGCACATCGTCGCGGCTGCTGGCCACGGCCAAGTAGTCCAGGCCGGCGTGCAGGATGCTGGAGTTGGCCCGGTAGCCGATTTGCTCAAACAGCAGCCGCAGCAGCACCAGGCGCCGGTCCTCGCGCAAGCGCTCGGCAAAAGTTTTCTGGGTCATCAATCGTTCTCCAACAGGTGTTCTTGGACCGTTTGCATCACTCGGGCGGTGGCTTGCACCTGACCCTCGATCGAGGACAGGCGCTCGTAGATCTGCCGGGTTTCGGCGTGTGTGAGGTTGGCCTGCTGGTAGATCTCCAGCCTGGCAACGCGCTCGGCCAGGCCCGAATGCCGCCAGACCATCACCATGCCCAGCAGCAAGTTGCCCGCCGCCAGCACCAGCACGCCCACGAGCAGTGGAATCACGAAACCGCTCATCGGCGTTCTACCTGGTCAGCACAGCGGAAGCAGCGGCGCGTGTAAGGCAGCGCCAGCTGGCGCGCTTGTGGAACCTCATCCCCGCATTCCAGGCAGTGCATCTGCACTACACGATTGAAGACGCGCGCGCGCTCCAGTGCGTGCCGCTCCTCGCGATCGCGCCGGTCTGCATCGAACAGCTCCCAGGCGCGCGCTTCGTCTTCGTTCGCTTTGTCAGCCGCGTCTTGCACAGGGGTGCTCCCGGCCTAGGGCCAAATCGTTGATGTCGAGCGCGCATCCTTCATAGGCACGCGCTTGGCCACGCAGCGCCGCTGCACGATCGCCGGTCAACTTCTTGGCCTGTTCATGGCACAAGCGAGCGCGTGCCTCGTAATCATTTCGCAGGCGGATCAACTCGGCCTCCGTTGCTCCGGGCTTGCGTTTCACCGCGACACTCCTTTGCGTTCAAGTCCGCTTGCTCCAGTGCCTTGCAGTACCAGGCCCATGCGGTGGTTTCCCACTCGCTTACGGCCTGCGTCAGCCGGTGCATGCTGCTCTGGCAGTCGTGGTACTGCGCCGCGACCTGGTCGTGATTGCCCAGCAACGTTGCCCACAGGTCGTTGGGAGGCTGCGGCAGATCCGGGCACTGCTGGCGCAGGTTGCTTGGAATCGTTGGCGGCGGCGGGTTTGGTGGAGGGGCGCGTGTTGCTTTCGCGCCAATGCCGCAGGACGTCAGCACCAGCGCGACCATCGCGCAGATCAGGACGTGCCCGCAGAAGCGCATCCAGGCTGGCACGCACGGCGTCGGCCTGCAGTCGGTTGGTTTCACGGTCTTCTTCTCTCAGGGTAGCGATGGCGTCCAGGCGCGCGATGGCCTGGCGGTAACTAACTGCGCTGTCCGCGCTGGTTTGCCGCAGATGCTTGACCTCGATCTGCAGCTCTTTGATGTAGGTGCGCAGCTCGGTGCGGTCTTGCACTGCCTGCCTGCCCTCGGCCCAACGATTGCCGGCCCAGATGCCGGCGAGCAGCGCCGCCACGAGCAGCAGGACAAGTGCCCATCCGATGACGGGCAGTAGTCCCGTGACCGTGCTGCGCGTGCTGGCGCGCTTGAGTGCTTCGAGCTCTAGGTGCACGCCGCACCTCCCGGCCAACCGGCCGCCAGATACGCAGGTTCCAGCGTGAGCAAGATCCGGCGCGGGTAGTTGATGTTTTCTTTATGCGCCCAGGTAGCCCGCACGCGGTATGGCTCGACCACGCGCCAGTCATTGGCGTTCGCGCCGGCTTTGAAGGCGGCGCTGCGCTCACGATTGAGCATCGTCTCCCCACCGTTGTAGGCGCGGAAGGTGAAGGCCCAGCGCGAACAGTCGGACAGTGGGCGCGGGCCATAAGCCATGACGCGATCGAGCAGCCAGCGGTCGTAGAGCGCAGCGGCCAGAATGGCCTGCTGCGCGTTCCAGGGGTCGAAACTGTCCAGGTCCTTCGGGTAGACAGTTGCGATCCAGCGCGCCGTCTTCGGCATGAACTGCGCAATGCCCTGGGCACCGACCGGCGATTTTGCGTCGGGACGGAAGCCGGACTCTTGATGCAACTGCGCTGCCAGACGGGCACTGGAGCCTTCCACGCCCCACGCCCGTGCCACCGCCTGCTCGACACGGTGGCGGTACAGGGCCGAGGCAGGCGCGACCCGCACCTGCGGCTTGGCAGCCTGTACGGCGGCTGCGCTGGCCGGGCTGATAACGATGAGCGCAGCGAGCGACACCAGTGAGGACAGCCCAAGCAATAGGACCGCAGTGGCCTCGCGCCAATCGACCAGGTGGCGCGACCAGAATGCCTTCCAGCGGTTCATCCGATCAGCCCTGCGGCGAGCATCGCGCAGCCCAGCAGCGTGACGCGGCGCGTCTGCGCCATCGACTTCTCGATGCCTTCCAGATGGCGCGGGTCCGCGCCTCGGAACACCGTGAGGTCGACCCCAAAGCCGATGGTGGCGGCCATCGTGATCTTGCTTGCCGCCCAGATGTAGCTGGCCAGCAGGATCGGATTGATCAGCGCAACGATGAGCAGCAGGAACAGGCTGACGACCAGCCACAGCCAGATGAAGCCGATCCGGTCCAGCAGCGAGCTGATAGAAGAGACGGCACGAAGAAACGGGTTGTTGGGCGGCATACGCACTCCTGGTGTGATGCCGGCGCAGGTCCTGGGACCTACGCCGGCGGGTGCGGGGTGCGATATGTGCTGGTGGCGCGGTGCGCGCCACGTTCCCCCGGTATGCACACCTTGCGCGCGCGGGGGGATGTGCCGGGATTAGCCTGGGCTAGTGCAAAAAAAACCCCGCTTGGTGGCGGGGTTGTCTTTCACGCGTCAGAGCATCTTCTACCGTAATCGCTCCACAGTATTCGACTCATCGCATTTTGGTCTTCACCTGGGTCGATCACCGCAAGAGGCTTGCTGTAATAGAAACGCTTGTATCCCACATATGCCCCGTAAGCATTCTTGCCATTTATTTCGCCGCAGACACTCATCCCCTGCAGACGAACCTTGCGAAACTTCGCAGATTCCGGATCGAGCAGATGCTCCGCTGCAGCGATCTTTGCCTCACGCATCTTGAGAAGATCGGTGGCCTTGAATGCGAGCAGCACACCAGCTGCCACCAACACCGCCAGCCCGTACATAGCCCATACGCCATTCAACTTCATTGTCATTTTTCCTGTCCAAATTTGAAGCTTCCCTGCACCTTAGACAGATGCAGTTCCTTTTGCTCACGGCAGATCCGATAGATGTGGATGTCGGTCAGTCCGTACTCATCAGCAAGCTGGCGGATATTACCGCGCCGGGCGCGGTGGTAGATCTCGGCATCACGCAGCGCCTTGCGTAGCCGGTCACCGCGCGGCAGGTAGAGCATTCGGCCGCCCGCGTACTCTGCCTGGGCCAGCACCCCCGCCGTGGCGAGCTTTGCCGCTTGCGCGTCGCCAAGGCCCAGCCGGCGATAGGTCGACTCCAGCACGGCGACCATCGAAGCGAGCATCGGCGCCCAGCGATCTTCGGGCACGTCCACAGTACCGCGCTCGATCAGCGCGAGCGCCGCCAAGCCGGTGGGCGTACCCCACAGATCGCCCTGGTCGCTCATGCCAAGGCACCGTACTTGGCGCGTGCATCCGCGACCTGCACCTCTGCTTCTTCGGGCGTGATCGCGCCCAGCTCCATCTGCCGGTCGATAAAGGCGATCGCATTCTGCAGCTTTGACTCCACCGGGGGTGGGAGGTTTGCCGACCCACCGCTGAGGTGTTTTCCTACGCGCGCATCAGCCTCACGCTGACGCTCGCTCGCGGCATCGGCTTTATCGGCCAACCCGAAGACCACCGCACGCAGGTAGCCGTGCGATTCCAGCGGCAGCGACAGCGCAGCGCGCTGGGTGACCATTTGCTCCATCGCTGCTGCCCACATGCCGGCGCTTGCCGGGCGACGCACGCCCGCACGCTCGTCCTTACAGACCGTGCCGGGGGCCACCAGCTCGGCGACCTCGGCAGCGATCTTGGCGGCGCGGCCGATCCGCAGGCTGGTCTTGGCAGGCTTGAACAACCCCAGATAGGCCAGCGTGGCCCGGCCCAGGTCGGGCGGCATGGCGGCCACGGTCATGGCCAGGCGCTTGCCATCTTCTTCCACGAAGAAGGCAGTGACATGTGCCTGGGTGCCGCACTCTGGGCAGGTCGCACGCATTAGAATCCTGTCTCCACTACATCTGAAGGATTGCCCGCATGACCACGGAGATGGCAGCAACCTGGCAGGCCTGGTCGGCTGTTGTGCAGGCAGTTGGATCGATTCTTGCCATCATTGGCGCGATCCTGATTGCTAACTGGCAACATCGGCAAAATGTTGAATTGGTTCGTGACGAAAGAAAGCGTGTTGAACAGCAGGACCGAAAGCGAGATCAAGCCATTAGTGAGATGGCGAGCAATGCAGTCGGCATAGTGACCGAGGCATTGAATCGAATGCTTCGGGATCACGGGCGCGTTAGAACACTGGCTTTTGACGGAGCAGAGAACGCTAGTATCGAGACGGCTGCGGAGAACATGGAGGCCTCGTTTCGGGGGCTGGATTCTGTAACGGCTGTTGTAATTTGGCAGTTCGAGGAACTTAAGCCTGTCTACCAAGCTGCGGGCGCTGTACCCGCGATATTCCATTTTCATGCATCGGCTTCTTTGGTGGATATCAGACGAGTCACAAGCCGCGTTATAGACATGCTCAAAAGCCATCCCTATGGTCATATCCAGTTCGACATTGAGCCGATGGTGCGTGAAATTGAGAGCTTCCATGCGAGTATCACCGAGGATTTGAGGCAGCTTTAACACGGCGATTCGCGTCGACTTGCAGCGCTGCTACTAGCCGGTGCAACTGGTCTTGGTTGAGAAATTCCACACGGTCTATTCCGTACATCTGCTTGGCAGTGTTGTGAGCGTACGCCCAGGGACGCTTGGCTTCTGCCAGCAGGGCCTGGACCTTGCGCAGCATCGGCACCTCGTCTAGGTTCTTCGGTTGGCCCGGCCAGGTACGTTTACGCCCAGCGCGCTGCACATCCTTGAATCCCAGCCGCACGAACTCGGCAATCACAAGGGCGCGCTCCTCGGCGGTCATCTTGGCCGCCGAGTCTTTGCCGGTGACGCGTACCAGTAGCGCGCGATAGGTCGCCTCATCCAGGCCTTTCTGCTTGGCCGCCAGGTGGATCTTGGCCAGCTGGGTCTTGCGTGTGGACAGCGCCAGGCTCATCGTCAGCGACCTCCGTTGTCGATGGGATCAAAGCGCCACTCATCGATCGGCACGGCGTCGCGAATCTTTGCGCCATGGACGCCGTCCACCAGCTGCCGATGGGCTTTGTTCGCCAATTGCTCCGCCGCTTTCATGGCGGCTTCGCGCGGGACCGCATGACGACGACCAGCGGAAGGGAACAGCCAGTTGAGCAAGGTGTTGACCTCGTTGGCAGTGTTGTTATCAGTAATCGCCATGCAACACCTCCGCGCCTTTTTCTTCGAAGCGGACTAGCGCGGGGTTGTTGATGTGTCTCTTGAGCCGCCACTGCCACATGTCGCCGCGTGCAGCGATGTAGTCCAGGGCGCGCTTCACGATAGCCAGGTCGCGTAAGCCATCTGCACCATCGCTGACCGCCCGACTGGTGTCGAAGAACAGCATGCCTTCGGCGTACTGCTGCCGCGCGTAGAGCTCGATCTCACTGCGCACGCAGTCGTCGGCAATCCCAAATGCGCCCAGCGTTGCAGCAGGATTGACCACCGCCATATCACCACCGATGTGCACGAGCATGATCATGGTCAGGCCCCCGCGATGTCGAGAGCGATGGGACGGTACTCGCCCTGCGCGTCGCGCTCGTACACGCGCACGTAGCTCTTGGAGCCCACCACCTGCACTGCCTCAGCAATGGCCAACATGGCCTCTTGCCAGCGGGGATCGTCAATCGCCAGGCGACGCAGCGAGAGCACCTGGCCGGTGCGGATGTTGCCAGCCTGGTCGACCCGGAAGGCATCATTGATGAGGGCACGCAGCTCGCTGCGAGCGCCTTCAGTCCACTCAGTCAGGCACTGGTCGATCAGATCCTTGGCGGCCTGCAGGCGTTCGTCGAAGGCGATATTTTCCTGATTGGCACGCAACACCTTATAGCGCCCATCGAAGGACAGCAGCTGCACGTTGCCTTTCTTGCCGCCCAGGCGCACCCGGTACTGCTCGGCGCTCAGTTGCACGAACGCTTCGATGTCGCCAAAGGTGCCGGCCTTGAATTCGGCGATGGTGCGGCTGACGGCCTTGGCCTTCTGGATGATCTCCTGCACCAGCTCATCGCGGGCAAGATCGATCGGTTTGATAAGTGCTTCCGGGACCAGGCGGCCTTGTGCGTCCTGTCGGAACCCTTCGGGGATTGGAGTCATCTTTGTTGGTCCTTGATGTCGGTCAGGCCAAGCCGGTTGCCGCCGGCCGGCGGGAGTGGCTCACGCGGTTAGGGTCTTGCGGGCGCGCCGCAGCGCGCCGCTGCTGGCCACCAGGGCGGCGATGAGTGCGTGGGGCAGCCGCGCCTCGCATGCGTCTTCCAGCGCGTCCTGCAGGTCGTCGGCGATCGCATCGAGACGTTCGTTGATGGCACACGGCGGGCGCGTTTCAAGGCGCAGCCCCTGGATACAACCGTCAGAACCGACCAGGAGCCTCGATCTGTGGCTCAAAAATCTGTCGAGATGCTCTGCTGCTGGTGGCTCGGCACTTGGCACGGTTTCGGTTTCGGGTGCGGGAGTGGGAGCGGTTGCCACCTCTGACGGCGCTTCGGCGGCATCTAGCGGACTTGACCGCACAAGCGAATAGATGATGTTGCTGGCCTTGCCCTGGCTCTCAATCACGCCAGTATTTTTCAGGTGGTTGACCGCCATGTACCGCACGCCGGACTCCAGATCGCTCAGTTCCTCGCGAAGCTGTGCGGCGGTGAGCATCCCGCCTGCGGCGTGGAGAGCCGCGACGATGCGGCTGGTGGCGTCTAAGCGTGCGCTGGCCACGTGCTGTTCCTTCTCATCGTGTTCGGGTAGGCGGGTCTGCACACCGTGCAGGCCACAGCCCAGTGGTTGGAAGGGAGCGCTCATGCCTGATGCACCTGCGCGCTGCGCTGCTCGCTGACTTCCCACTCCACTTGGCAGCCGTGGAACGGCGCGGCCATGACAGAGCGCACAACGACGCCGACGCGCTCGCGGCGGCGCATGGCGCCCTGGATGAAGGTGCCGGGCCTGTCGATCACGATCACCGGCCGGCGATCGCTCAGACGGATCTCGCGCGGCACGCATCCCTGATCGGAGAGGTGATGGATCGCCGCCATCGCGGCCTTTAATTGGTCATTGAAGCGGGTACAAACAGCATTTAAAGCGTGCATCACACTGATTCCTTGACCACTTTGATGAGGCGTTGTGCGGCGGCGTGGCTCACCGCGCGCAACGTTTGGTCCAGTAGCGCGCCATACCTCCAGGCGATGCCAGCGCGATTGAACAGCCCTTGGTGCTCGTCGGTGAGGTAGACGGTGGGCAACCCGCGATTCTTGAAGTAGAAGCGCACCAGGTCGCGCTGGCGCTGCGTGCACGCCGGGATCGTCATCGCACCAGTGGGCGGCGTGCCGAATCCCGACCCCACTGGCTGCCTCGCCTGGCGCGGATCACTGTCCATGTGCGTGCACCTGTTTGGAGAGCGCGACCAACTCACCCACGGTGAGTTCGTCCACGGCCTTGCCGGTGGCAACGATCGACTGCACGACCTGGCAGCGCTCGCGCAGGCCGGTGGTGCGCAAGCTGCCGATCAGCGCAGTGGCCGTGATCAGGTCGGCGGTGATGACCGGGATGCTTGTGCGCTCCATCAGACCATCACTCCCAGCTCGGCTGCGGCGTGGCGGATCTCGTTGCAACCGATCGAGCGCGCCTGTGCCTTGGCGTAGGTTGCAGCCAGGCGCAGCACTTTGTTGAGCACGCGCAGCGCGCCAGGCGTGGCGGCGATCTGCCGGATCGCATCCCTGCAGGGACTGTCATCGATACCCCATGCAGAGATGATGGCGTCGGCGTCTGCCACCGTCGCCTTCTTGAGCACGATCTTCTTGCCAATGCGGCTATAGAGACGGTCCAGGAACGGCGCGCGGTTGCCACCACTCATCTGCGTATAGACGCGCTCGTTACCACATAGCACCAAGCCAACGCCTGTCTGGTCGTTGATGGCCCGCACCTGGTCCAGCGCGGGCACGCTCAGGTGCTGAGCTTCGTCCAGCACCAGCAAGCCGTTGGTGTCGCGGACGCGCTGGAAGATGGCGCGTTGCAGGAACGCGGCCGAGTTGGTGAGGTCGCGCAGTCCAAGCGCGATAGCGATCTCCTGCAAACAGCTCATCACGCTGCCGGTGGCCGGTGTCAGTTCGACGTGCCAAACGTTCGGAGCGGTCTTGGTGTAACGCTGGATAGTCTTGGATTTTCCAAGGCCTGCGCCACCGACAATCAGCACCACGTCACCCGCCATCTGGGCGTACCGCAGCCCTGCCAGGATCTTCTCACTGGTCGGCGTTGGCACCCATTCCGGACCTTCCGGCAGGCGACCGGCGCTCGTGCGCTCATCTAGCGCCTTTGTCCAGTTCAAGAGCTTGCGGGCGACGTTCTGGACGTTGCCGGCATAGGTGCCTCCGAGGAACTGAGAGAGCGTGGCGCTGCTGATGTCTGCCTCGCGTCCGATGCGCGCCTGGGTGTAGGTGGGATCGTCCTGGGCGACGATGCGGACACGCTCTCGCAGGTCGGCAAGTTGCTCTGGCGACAGCTCGGTGGTGGCGGTAGGAAGACTTGTAACGCTCATCTGGCGCATTTCCTTGGGCAGCAAATAGGGACGGGAACGAAGGGGCTGGCGGGCGAGGTCGGCGCGCATCTGCTGGCGTTTGAGCAGTGCGCTGCCAGCCTTGCCGGCGCGTGGATTGCTGCGTTGGTCGACGCCGGTCTGAATGCGCACATTCGACCGGTAGCGCTCTGGGCAGCTGGTTTGGAGGTAGTCGCTCAGCCACGCACGCCGCTGCGCGAGGCGACCACCAGGTTGCGTGGCTGCGGAGACGCTCATTGGTCATCTCCTGGCACCCGCCACAGCGAGTTGGCCTGCTGTTGGGCGGCCATGCGCTCCATCAGCGACGCAAATGCGCTGTCGTGGTCGTCGGTACCGGTGCGTTGCAGCCCCTCTTCTTGGGGAAGAGGGGCCGGCTTGCGGCGTCCAAACAGGGGCGCAATGACGCCAGCTGGCGGCAGCTCTTCGGGCATCGGCGATGGCAACTGCGCCGCGACGCTGGCGACATCCATCCGACGCTCGGCGTCCAGCTGCTGCTTGGTAGCGCGGCGGAATTGTTTCTTGGCGCGCGCATGCTCACGTGCAGCAGCCGTATCGGCGAAGCCCACCGCCGCGATGCACTCCGCTTCGCCCAGGTAGACGTTTGCCAGCGTGTACACCTGGACCTCGGCGTGCAGCTGCTCAGGATCAAACCGCAGCATCAGCTTTTGACCGGCGTGGGGCGCGATCGCTTCGGACCAATAGCGGTTGCCAGACAAACGCACGCTGCCGTCGCGGCTGTCGCTGGTGACCACGTCGGTGGCCAGCAGCATCTGGCGCAGCTGCTCGCCCGAAGCCTTGCGGATCGCGCATTGGGCATAGCTGGCAGCGAAGGCCTGATCGAAGCTGCCTCCTGCCGCTACCCGAGTGCGCCGCCCTTCTCGAGCGTTGTGCACGGCGACCTCTTCGTTCAGCACGCGCACGAACTCATCGAGCGGCACGGCCTTGCTGCCGTAGTTCTCCGGCTTGGCATCGGGCTTGTTGCCGGTGTATGCGCCAGCGAAAGCCGGGTGTTTGGCGATGCGATCGCACAGATCGCGCCATGCGCGTTCGATCGGCTTGGCCTGGCCGTGGTACGGGGTGGCCCAGTGAATCTCGCAGCCCATCGCGGTAAGGACGCCGGTCGGGTCGTCTTCCCGCACTTTGAACCGGAAGCGGTTGGCGGTGCCGCCGGTCAGCATCTTCGAGGCGAAGCCGCGACCGTTGTCCAGCCAGACCTTCTCCGGGATGCCGTAACGCTCGACCACGTCGCGGAAAGCGAAGCGGGCCAGGTCGGCCGATTCAGTCTCGGCAATCCGGTAGCCCAGCAGTTTGCCGCTGTAGAGGTCTTGCACGCCCACCATGATCGGGCGCGCGATGGTGCCGTCTGGCCACTTTGCGAACACGTCGAACTTGTGGCCGTCGGCGTTCACTGCTTCCAGCGCATGGAAGACACTACGATCGCGCTCCTGCGCGGGGAAGGTGCGGTTGAATGCTTCCTGGCCCTGGCGAGAGAGGACCAGCACGCCGCGCGGCAGCTCGGCCTTTATGCGGCGCTGGAACGTCTTCAAAGATGGCAGCGCCCATTGCTTGACCTTGGCGATGCGCGCCACACGGTCGTAGCAGCTGCTGGCGGTGGGCGCTTCGACGCGGAGGTAGTCGGCTTTGAACAGATCCCACGCCTCTACTGGGATCTCCGCAGTGACGGTGCGACCGGTATAGGCCGGCACCAGCATCGCGAGGCGGTGTTGCTTTTCGACACCCGCAATCTGCGCCGCCCAGCGCGCCAGGCTCGCTTCGCTGGCGCCGCGCACGTTCTCGCGCTGCAGCTGCACTGCGACAAGGGCGCGCGCGTCCAGTACCGGATGGCCATCGGCTACCAGCTGTTCGACCGCCTGCAGGGCGCGCAGCCGGCGCGCTGCTTCAGTCTTCAGATGCTGAGGCACTGCCTCATAGCGCTGCCAGGCCGACTGGATATGCGCAGCGCTGGCGACGGCTGTCGGCCGACGCTCGCGCACACGCTCCACTGCGGCGCTGGATGGGCTTATAACCCCGGAGCGCAGGAACAATGCGGCCTGTACGTCTTTCGGCAGACTGGCCGACGCATACATGCGACGAACACCGCCACGACCGGTTTTGGTGGCGAAGGGCCAGTTCTCTTTGGCGGCGCGGCGCTCTGCTGAGCGCTTGGTGATGCCCAGGGCAAGTGCAATTAAGCCGAGGTCCAAGTGATCGGCGCTGGGTGTGCTGCCTTCCATCAACGCACCCTCCGACTCATTTCCTTGAGGGCACGGATCTGCTCGTTGGCGCGCTGCTTCTCACGCTCCAGCCGCCCAATCTCGGCATCCAGTGTGGCGGCGCCCAGCAGCAGCTGCCCACCGACTACACCACCATGCCACTCGGCCAGACGGGTGCTGCTGCAGACGACTTCCAACACCGGGGCCAGCCACAACGGCACGTTGAATTCTTCGCGGCTCTCGGCGGTGTAGCCGTCGAGCATCGCCTTGGATACATCGCGGCCGGCCAGACGGCTGGCGCGTGCGGCAATTTCAAACCGGTCGATGCCGGCGGCATGCGCGTCTTTGAGCATGTCGCCTACCAGCAGGCTGATGGGCTGGCGAAAATCCATGCTTCCCGGAATTTGGGCGGCCGGACGCGGCATTGCGAACATGTCGCTGGTGAGGGCATCGGCGCGACGACGTGTTGTCCTATTCATCGCCCGATACCCCCACCGACGGCCGCGCGCTCGATCGCACAGGCGGAGGTGCTCACCGGCATGCCACCGGTTGCCACAACGTGGCGGACCTGCTCTCGAACTGCCGGTGTTTTCGCGCTGTCGGACGCGGGGCACTGACCGGCTGATCCCCACCCATCTGCCTGGGCCTGGCTTGTGAAGTCGGACGCCTGCGCCATGCCCTCATCCCAGCCCGCCCACCACGCATCGGCCGAAGCGGTGCCGGCGGCGTGCAGGTTCGGGGTGGCCGGGCCGCCCAGGCGCTTGCTGACTGCCGCACGGCAACCTGCCCGGTACTCAGGGCTGCGCGCCGAGCGACCGGCGAAGAAGATCACCGCCATCAATTGGTCAAGCCGCGCCGGGGTGACCGGGCAAAGGGGGGCGTTGTTCATTACGCTGCTCCACTTTGTGGATTGCGAGCCGCGCGCAGCCTGCTAGGCTTTGCGCCAACAGGAAGAAGAGCCTTCTGACCGCGTTTGCGGTTCGGCTTGCCGTCCGTGCCATACCTGCTCGGCCAGATCTCCGTGGCGCTGATCCCCAGTGCCTCGGCAATGATTGCTTCGGCCAGCGGATAAGGCCGGTGCAATGCCTTAGCCAGGCTGTTCGGATTGTCGTAGCCGTTGAGGATGCTGAGTTGGCGCAGGGAGAGTCCCTTCAT